AATCAATCGTAATGTTAAAGAGTACAATATGTTTGATACTGAGAATTTTAAAAAAGCAAATCCAGACTTGTTCAAAAAGTTCAGCAAAAAGAACATAAGAACAAACTGGACTTACTCAATCAAAGAGGTATAATTCATTATGACAAAAGCGATTATAAAAGTAAATGAGATTATATCTTCTGAAGATAAAACTGATGCGCAGAAATTAGCAGAAGTAAAACAATTCGTTGATATTTTAAAAAATAAACAGCAGTCAACTATTGATTGGCAACTTGTTGCAGGATATCTAGATCAACAAGTCTTTGAGTTCTTTTTAAGAAATCAGAATGACGAGAAGATCAAAGAGTTCGCAACAACACTCGCTGGAAATCTTGCAGAGAAATTTGGACTTGTGCGAGATACTACGACAATGACGCGACCTAATTAAACAAATGTGCCTGGCGCTAACGCGCCAGGCTCTCACCTGTAGCCATCTCAGAATTAGTATCTCTTTTTTCCTACATACTAGATTTAGCGATTTTTCCACACCACACCCCCTAGATTTTGCGAATGTAACTTGACGAACAACATACGTGCAAAGTTAGACAAATATGATATAACCAAAATACTTATGGATTTAGATTTACTGCCAAAAGAGAAGTTAATTAAGGTAAAACAACTTCTAGATGCAAAAAAGATACTGAAAGCGAGAACAGAATTCCTTTTCTTTGTTAAACAAGTATGGCCAGATTTCATTTGCAGAGAAGCAAATGAACCTTCTAAGTGGGGCCACCATCAAATAATTGCTGACAAATTAACTAAGGTCGCTGAGGGCAAGATCAAGAGGCTCATTATCAACATGCCCCCTAGACATACTAAATCTGAATTTGCATCATATTTGTTTCCTTCTTGGATAATGGGACTCAAACCAAAAGCAAAAATCATGCAGGTTTCTCACAATGCTGAACTCTCACAAAGGTTTGGTAGAAAAGTAAGAAACTTAGTTGACAGTACCGAATATAAAAAAATTTTTAATAATATGGGACTCCAACAGGATAGCAAAGCTGCAGGTCGTTGGGAAACTTCTGATGGAGGTGAATATTTTGCAGCGGGTGTCGGTGGTGCCATAACGGGTAGGGGTGCTGATGTATTAATAATTGATGACCCTCACACCGAACAAAACGTCATGTCTGATTCTGCAATGGAGAAGACATATGATTGGTATGTATCAGGGCCACGTCAACGTTTACAACCTGGTGGGTCGATCGTGGTCGTAATGACTAGATGGGCTACAGATGATTTGACAGGAAGACTTCTTAAAGCTCAAGCGAACACAGGCGCGGACAAATGGGAGGTGGTCGAGTTTCCAGCGCTCCTGGACGACGGAGAACCTGTATGGCCAGAGTATTGGAAGAAAGAAGAATTAGAATCTGTAAAAGCGTCTATACCTCCTCAACGTTGGAACGCACAATATATGCAAAACCCAACTTCAGAAGAAGGAGCCATCATCAAACGTGAATACTGGCGACCATGGTCGGGGGGCATGCCAGACTTAGAATTTGTTATTCAGTCACTTGATACTGCTTTTTCAAAAAAAGATTCAGCGGACTATAGTGCAATAACTACTTGGGGTGTGTTTAGACCTACTGAAGATTCTCCACCATGTTTAATGTTACTTGATGCAATGAAAGGTCGTTGGGACTTTCCAGAACTAAAAGCGGTTGCAACTGAAGAATATACATATTGGAAACCTGAAGCTTGTATCATTGAGGCAAAGGCCAGTGGACTACCGCTCATTCAAGAATTACGAAGAACGGGAATACCTGTCCAAGAATTTGTCCCTGGTCGAGGGAAGGATAAAGTTTCACGTGTAAACGCAGTGTCTCCTGTCTTTTCATCAGGGATGGTTTTCTACCCTGAAGGTAAGCAATTTGCTCATGAAGTCATTGAAGAATGCGCAGCATTTCCTCATGGGGATAATGACGACCTCGTGGACAGTACCACACAAGCTGTGTTAAGATACAGAGAAGGTAATTTTATTTCAGCTGACTTTGATTATGAGCCTACGGACGAAGTAAGAATGCCTAGAGAATATAAATATTATACGTAGAAACCATGGCTGAAAACAATAGTAACGTAATATTAGATTATGATGAGGTAGCTGATCTAGATGATAAAAAACTAGAGGAAGCCAAAAAGAAATTTCAAGAAGTAGCATATCCATTAGTAAGAGATGTAACGCCCGTGGTCGGTGAGTTACAATCATATAAGTATGCAATGCAAGACGCTGAGGCTATAGCAAAAGCTGCAAGAGGTGAAGAAGGATATAAGGACATGACTCCGATTGAAGCGTTAGGGTATGCGGGATTAACTGCGCTTGGAGTAGCTGGGACTATTCCATTAGTAGGGCCTGTATTTAGAACAGCAGCAAAAGGAATTAGATCATTAATGCCGAACCGTGGAACACGGGAAATTGGAGGTCAAACAGTTCCTGGAGTACAAGCAAATGAATTTAATAGAATGAATCTAGATACTCCTATGAATGATGAAATAAGAAATGCAATTCAAAACGACCCTAGATTTGAAATATTTGTAAATAATTTACCTGATTACAGACGAACGCCTAGATACTTAGAATCTAATATGCAAGAGTATCGTCGTGTTTTTAGAAACGATCCTGAACAAATGGCACTGCTTAATGAACAATACTCTACGAGAGGAAGCATCAAAAGTTTAACTGAAGAAAGATCACAAGCTTTAAAAAACGAAAAAGACTTTGATGCTAAAGTAATAAGTAATTCTTCTAAGGCATTAACAGTGCCAAATGAACCTTTAACCTTCGGAAAAGGATTGAGACAAAATAAAAATGATACGGTCAAAGAATATCTTGGATCTGCAGCTTGGGACGAAGTAAATAGATCTGGTAATGCGATGGGTACACCGCAAGAGTGGATAGGTTTTTTAAAAGGGTTAAGACAAAAAGGAATTAAAGCAGAAGAGTTATCGGACTCAGGATTATTGATGTTTGGTAAAGGTGGTGAACCTGTGGGTGGAGATGTATTTAATTTATCAAAAGTATATCCAAAAATGAAAATTTCAAAACAAGAAATATTAGCAGCGTTAGAATCTAATCCAACGTTCAGAATGAAAACAAAAGATTACAGATATCCGATTAATACTGATGAAGTATTGAGTGTGTATCCTAATTTTGCAAAACTAAGTAGAGAAGTAGAATCAATGATTTTAAGAAACACTACAGAAATGTCTAACGTTCAAGCAAGATCAAAATTAAATCAAATAACCGATAGTTTGAATAATGATAGAATAGATTTCAATGATTTAGCAAGTACTCTTTCTGCAAGTCCAAATAAATTATCTTCACTTGAAGCAACCAAAGTAAGATTAGAAAAATCTTTAAATCAATTTAAAGACAACGATAAAATACTGGTACGAGCTTTAATTGATGAATATGATAAAGCAATTGGTATTGCATCAAGAGCAACTGAAGCAACTTCAGCACCAAGACATAAAGGGACTTTCCCAGGTGGGGGATATGATTATAGAGAAAAGGTAACTTATTTAAATGAAGCCATACCAGGTAACTCAGTTAGCATGAGAGTAGACAGTATGCACTTTAATGATCCTAATGCAGTTACATTTGTAAGATACGACACTAGAGGTGTTGATAATTATGGGGACACTTATTTCATGGTTGAGTTACAATCAGATCCTCATCAAAGTATAACTAAACAAGCGTCAGAGCATTATGCACTTTTTAATCAAGGCGATATAAATACTAGCCCTGTAGATATGGTAAGAAAAAATCCAAATTCAAAATCAATAAGAACAAGAGTAATAAAAAGAGAAATAGATGATCTTATAAATAGACAACTTCAATTACAAAAAATAAACAAAGAAAGACCACTAGCACCACCAGAAATAGAAGAATTAGATTCAATAATGAAAACTATCGCATCCAAAGATAGAGAATTAAATAGAATGCCTGCAAGACAAGGGGAGGCAGCTACAGGTAGTTCAAGTTCAAGAGGGTCTACTTATGATAAAGAAGCAATGACTTATGACTATTTTCCAATGGGTAATGAAGCTACTTGGGTCAAAGCAAATATTAAAGGATTAATTCATGATGCAAGAAAAAATAATAAAAGATATATTGCACTTGCACCAGCTGACTTTTTTCAACTGGGTGTAAACAATAAAGCAAAGATTGAACAGTTTTATGGTTTAGGTAATAAAAGATTGGGTGATAAATTTATAAATGTAGATGCTAAGAAAAATTTTAATAATCAAGACGGATCTGGATTTGGTAAATATAGAAAGTACAAAAGAGATTATCCTGATGATCCTGATAATCTTAGCTCTTCTCCTACTGAAGAATTAGGAGGTATGGCCGTGGTTCCAAAGGCCATGAAAGATGTTGCAAAAGAAATGGGCGCAACGTTCACTACTAAGAAAGTTTATCATACAGATCAAAATAAACCGTACAAATTATATGATAAAGAAAAAAAAGTGCCTAGATATGCTTTTAGTAAAAAATATGAAATGGAAGAGTTTTACAACAATTTAGACAGAAAAGGTGGATTAGAGATGATGAAAATGGAAGCAGATGATCCTAGAAATTTTGTTGAAAGTATAGTAATAGATTTACAAGGGACTAATAAAAAGGCTAAAATGAAAGCCTACAAATTTGGAGGATTCGTGCAGGTTGATAGATCTAACTTTGCACCTTTGTTTTAATGATAGATAAATTGATAACTATGACAGCTAAAGCTCCACAAGATACTGCAGCATATGCACAAGAACAAATAGACCAGCCCTCAAATGTATCATTAGGCATGGACGGATTTAAAAAGGAAAAAACTTTAAATATGAAAAAAGGAGGCTTTATTGCAAAAGGTTGTGGTAAAGTCATGAGCAACAGACGTAAAAAAACAAGGATGTATTAATGTCAGGAGAAAGTTTCGAAAACACAGATTTAGAAATTGAACAAGAAACAGGTTCATTACCAGAAGACGTAGGCACTGTACTTGATGAAGATGAAAATGTAATTGCAGGAGAGGTTCCACCAGAAGTCCCTGTTGAATCTTTTTATACAAACCTTGCAACAGTTCTTGACGATCAAACACTTTCTAAAATTGGAAGTGACCTAGTATCTGACTACGAACAAGATAAAAGATCAAGACAAGAATGGGTTGATTCTTATGTCAAAGGTTTAGATCTATTAGGATTTAAATATGAATCTCCAAGCAGACCATTTTTAGGTGCAGCTGGTGTAACTCATCCATTACTAGCAGAATCTGCAACACAGTTTCAAGCACAAGCTATTAAAGAATTATTACCATCAGACGGACCAGTTAGAACAGAAGTAATAGGTGCACAGACAGATCAAAAAGTAGATCAAGCTTCTAGAGTTAAAGATTACATGAATTATATGATCATGAACAAAATGGAAGAGTACACTCCTGACATGGATCAAATGTTATTCATACTTCCTCTTACAGGATCCACATTTAAAAAAGTTTACTTCGATCCAGTAATGAATAGAGCGTGTGCTAAATTTATAAAAGCAGAAGATTTAGTCGTACCTTACAATGCAACAGATTTATCAGACGCAAGTAGAATTTCTCAGATCGTGCAAACATCAGAAAATGATTTGAGAAAATTACAAGTTTCGGGATTCTATAGAGACATAGATCTTCCGAGACCAGTTTATAAACAGGATAAAGTCCAAGAAAAGATTTATGAACTGGAGGGCGTGTCCGCAAATGATGGACGGGATCGTGGAGGGTTATATAATTTAGTTGAGGTTCACACTAATTTGGATATTCCAGGTTATGAAGACCCAGATGGAATCAAGGTTCCTTACATAGTTACAGTAGATGAAGACTCTAGAAAAGTTTTATCTATTTACAGAAACTACAAAGAGAATGATCCACAAAAGAAACCAAAACAATATTTTGTACATTATAAATTTTTACCAGGACTTGGGTTTTATGGTTTTGGTTTAATACACATGATCGGTGGTCTATCAAGAACTGCTACTTCTGCATTAAGACAATTGTTAGATGCAGGAACTTTATCTAACCTACCTGCTGGGTTTAAATCTAGAGGTCTAAGAATTAGAGATGATGCAGAGCCATTACAACCAGGTGAGTTTAGAGATGTAGATGCGCCTGGTGGAAACATAAAAGATCAATTTCAATTTTTACCATTCAAAGGCCCTGACCAAACTTTATTTCAGTTGTTAAATTTCTGTGTTGAATCTGGAAGAAGATTTGCTTCAATTGCTGACATGAAAGTTTCTGATATGAATGCTCAATCTCCTGTTGGAACTACAATGGCGATCCTTGAGCGAGGGTCTAAAGTTATGTCTGCAATTCATAAGAGATGTTACTATGCAATGAGACAAGAATTTAAAATGTTAGCAAGTGTGTTTGCTGAATATTTACCACCTGAATATCCATATGATGTAGTTGGTGGAAACAGATTTATTAAACAAGAAGATTTTGATGACAGAATAGACGTAATTCCAGTAGCGGATCCTGATATATATTCTATGACACAAAGAATACAGGTTGCTCAAGCTGAGTTACAACTTGCACAATCTAATCCAGCAATGCATGATGTACATGAAGCTTACAAAAGAATGTACCAAGCTTTAGGTGTTAAAAATATAAATGGTATTTTAAAACCACCACCTGAACCACCAAAACCATTAGACCCTGCAATTGAGAATAATGGTGCATTACAAATGATTATTCCAAAAGCTTTTCCACAACAGGATCATGAAGCACATATTCAAGCACACATGGCTTTCATGACTTCAAGAATGGTTCAAGTAAATCCACAAATATATGGACTACTACAAGGACATATTATGGAACATGTATCACTACAAGTTAAACAAGAGGTACTACAGCAATTTAATCAAAACCCAGCCATGGCTGAAATGCAAACTGCTGACGAAGAAGCATTCCAAATTGAATTTGATAATGCTGTTGCAAAAAGAATAGCTCAAAGAATACAAGAATTAGTAGCAATGGAGCAACAATTCACTGCACAACAGAATCAAGACCCACTATTAGCTCTAAAACAAAAAGAATTAGACCTAAGAGCGATGGATATTCAAAGAAAAGCGAGTGAAGAAGCACAAAAAATGGATTTTGAAACAAATAAATTTAGTGCACAGCAAACTTTAGCCGAAGATAAGCTTAATTTGAATGAAGAATTGGGTAGAAAAAGAATAGAACTACAAGAAGAGAAAATGAACCAGGAGAATAACAATGATTCTGAGAGATAAAGGTAAAAAATCAGGGCCACCACCTAAAAAAGGGCCAATGTCACAAGGTTTTAGTGGACAAAAAATGAAAAATGGTGGAAAAATAGCTAAAAAATTAGATAAAAAGAAAAAATAGGAGCATTTATGTGGTTTCAAGCAATAAAATTAGCAGTTTCTGCTGGAAGTAAGATCTATGCTAACAAACAAAAGGCAAAAATGGCAATGTCAGACGCACAATTGCTACATGCAGAGAAACAAGCACGGGGAGAGGAAGCATATCAGGGTAAATTACTAGAAGCCAGACAATCAGACTGGAAAGACGAGGCGGTCCTCATCATATTGTCTACGCCCGTGGTGGTGCTTGCATATGCGGTCGTATCGGATGATCCAACTGCTATGGACAAGGTAAAATTGTTTTTCGAGATGTTCTCACAGCTCCCTTCATGGTTCACAAATTTGTGGATCCTTGTCGTGGCGAGCATCTATGGCATTAAGGGAACTCAAATCTTCCGTAATGGAAAAAAATAGTGGACTTTGAAACAATAAAATACATCAAGACTAAGTTACTTGAACCCAAGAAAGAACGACTCAAAGATAAGGTTGTAATTGGTGTTGACAATTGGGACGAATATAAATATATAATAGGACAGATCAGATCCATAGAGGATCTGCAACAAGACCTAACGGACTTGTTCAAAAAACAGGAGCTACATGACGATAATAACGCCGAAGGCGCAGGAGACTAAAAATGGAAGTCTTCTCAATGCTTACAAAACTAAGGAAGAAGTAGAAAAACTTTACTTACATTCCGATTCCATTGACAAAAAAGCCGTAGAAAAATTACCTCAACCAACTGGATGGAGAATGTTAGTTCTTCCATACTCAGGCCCTAAAAAAACTAAGGGTGGTTTAGTATTTTCAGATGAAACTCATGAAAGAATTCAAATGACAACTGTTTGTGCATTGGTTCTTAAATTAGGATCTCTTTGTTATTCAGACAAAGAAAAATTTGGAGATAAACCTTGGTGTAAAGAAGGTGATTGGATTATCTTCGGTAGATATGCAGGAAGCCGTTTTAAAATTGATGGTGGTGAAGTGCGTATCTTAAACGATGACGAAGTTATCGCTAAAATCAGTAATCCAGAGGATATACTGCACACTTATTAAGGAGCTAAGATGGTAAAAGATAAATATGGTTTAGATACCAGTGAAGTCGAACTTGACACTTCAGGAGTAGAAGAAAAAGAAGTTACAATTGAGGAAAAAAAGGTTGAATCTAAAGAACCTGTTATTCCAAAGTTTGAAGTTGAACCAGATGGTACAGCGGTCAATGAACACAAAGACGATAAAATAGAAGTTGTTAAAGCTGAAGAGCAAGAAGAACAACCAAAAGAAGATAAAAAAGATCCACAAGACTTAAATCAATATTCTGAAAATGTAAAAGGTAGAATAGGTGATTTAACTAGAAATTGGAGAGAAGCTCAAAGAAGAGAAAAAGCAGCTTTAGAATATGCAAAAGGCATTCAGAAAAAAATGGATGATATGCAAAAACGTTTTCCAAAACTTGAGGAAAATTATTTATCTGAATTTGAAAAAAGAATTACTTCAGATTCTGCTGACGCATCAAGAGCACTTCAACAGGCTATTGATTCAGGAGATTCAGGGGCTATTGCAAAAGCAAATGAAAGAATAGTTCAGTTAAGTATTGAGAAAGAAAGATTGGCTAATACTAAATATATGCGTGAGCAAGAAGCTGAGCAAGTCAAAAATCAACCACAGGAAACTCAACCACCTGAAATTCAAGCCTCACCTAAAGCACAAGCTTGGGCTGAGAAAAATGAATGGTTTATGACTGATAATATCATGACTACTGCAGCACTTGAAATTGATAAACAGATCAAAAGTGAGGGTATTGCGGGAGACACAGATGCATATTATAATGAATTAGATAAACGACTGACGGAATATTTTCCTCAGAAGTTTACTAAGCCCGAAACTGCAGGCACTGTAGTTGAGGAACCTAAACAGGAGCAAAAGAAACCCGTCCAGACTGTTGCTTCTGCTGTTAGAAACCAAGATGGACGCAGAACTGTGAAACTCACCAGGTCACAGTTGGTAATCGCTAAAAGATTAGGGGTGCCACCTGAAGAATACGCGAAATATGTTAAATAAAGGAGCTAAATATGAGTGATAGTAAAAAAAGAGTTTCGCGCGAGTCAGATCAACGAACAACAGATGTTCGTAAAAAGGTCTGGTCTCCACCGTCAAGTCTAGATGCGCCTCCGCCACCGAAAGGTTATGTCCATAGATGGCTGAGAGCTACTTCAATGGGTTTTGAAGACACTGGAAACATGTCTAAAAAACTTAGAGAGGGCTGGGAATTAGTTAGAGCTGAAGAGTTGTTAGAACAAATTGGTCCTAATGATTATCCTGTCATGAGAAGTGGTACACACGAAGGCGTAGTTGGGGTTGGTGGCCTATTGTTGGCTAGGATACCAGAAGAGATTGTGGAATCGCGTAAAGACTACTTTAGATCCAAGACCAAAGGTCAGATGGACGCGGTAGACCATGATTTGCTGAAGGAGCAACGACCAGAGATGCCTATCAATATTGATAGACAATCTCGAGTAACCTTCGGAAGTGGAACTAAAAAATAATTTTTTAGTGACTACCAAGGGGTTATTAAACTAACAACTAACAAACTAAGGAGTAACAACCATGGCTAATCAAAGTGGTAACTTTGGCTTGAGACCGTCTAGAATGTTAGGAGGAACACCGTTTAATAACTCGCAAAACAGATACAGAATATTGAAGAACTACGGTACTGCAATATTCCAAGGCGACTTAGTTAAAGCAGCAACTGATGGAACTATCCAAAGAGCTGGTGCAACTGATAACCCTGTTGTTGGAGTTTTTAATGGAGTCTTCTATACAGATCCGACTTCTCAAAAGCCTACGTTCAAAAATCATTATCCAGGCACAATTAGTGCTAACGATATTATTGCGAACGTTATCGACGATCCGAATGTTGTTTACGAAATAAAATCAGATGGAAGTTTTGCAACTGATCATTTATTCGCAAACTACAAGATCGTTGCAACAGCTGGCGACACTAATTCAGGACAATCTAGAGAAGCTTTAGATGAATCAACTGCAGACTCTTCGTCTACATTTGTTTTACAAGCAATTGATATTTCTCAAGATCCTGAGAATAGTGATCAAACAACATCAAACGTAAACGTACTCGTAAGAATCAATGCTCACCAATACAAAGGTGGAGTAGTTGGTTTAACGGCGTAATAAGGAGTAAATAACTATGGCTATATCACGAGCACAACTAGTTAAAGAACTAGAGCCAGGTTTGAATGCCTTATTCGGCCTGGAGTATGATAGATACGAAAATGAACACGCAGAAATCTTTACTACAGAATCTTCTGACAGAGCTTTCGAAGAGGAAGTTATGTTATCAGGCTTCGGTGGTGCACCAACTAAAACAGAAGGTGCTGCTGTAACATTTGACGATGCAAAAGAAAGTTTCACTGCAAGATATACGCATGAAACTATCGCTTTAGCATTTGCTGTTACAGAAGAAGCGGTTGAAGATAACCTGTACGACAGATTAGCTGCTCGTTACACTAGAGCATTGGCAAGATCAATGGCTAACACTAAACAAGTGAAAGCTGCAGCTGTTCTTAACAATGGCTTCGACACTGCTAATGGCGGTGACGGACAACCTCTATTATCAAATGCACACCCACTTGTAAGTGGTGGTACATTTAGAAACGAGTTGGAAACTGCTGCCGATCTATCTGAAACATCATTAGAACAGTCGTTAATTGACATTGCGGCTTTCGTTGATGAAAGAGGAATGAAAATCGCTACTCAAGGTAGAAAATTGATTATTCCAAAAGAATTACAATTTACTGCTGAGAGAATCTTAAAGTCACCTTTAAGAGTCGGTACTGCTGATAACGACATCAATGCGATGCAGAACATGGGAATGATTCCAGAAGGTTACAGAATCAACCATTTCTTAGCTGACACTGATGCGTTCTTTATCATGACTGATGCACCTAATGGTCTTAAACATTTTGTTAGAGCACCATTAAGAACTGCAATGGAAGGTGATTTTGATACTGGCAACATGAGATTTAAAGCTAGAGAAAGATACAGCTTCGGCTTCTCTGACCCTAGAGGAATCTTCGGTTCACCAGGCGCAGCGTAATTTTTAATTACCTAATAATTTAAAAGGGGCGGAGTTTACTCTGCCCCTTTTTTTATATATACTAAAAAGACCTAGAAAAATTTATTATGTAGACTGACTAGGCAGACGGTATAGAGACTACATAACGAATGCTATACAAAGGAGAAAATTATGGCAAATACTACGTTTAATGGACCAGTACGATCGGAAAACGGTTTTATTGGTGCTTCAAAAAATGCAACTACTGGTGTTTTTACTAATTATTTTGAAATCACTAATTCTGGACTTTATGTTGGAACAAAACTTCAAGGTCAAGATATAGTTGCGACTGCAAAAGTAAATGCAACTGCTGGAACTAATGAAGTTACATTTGCACAACCAGCAAGATCAATTATTACAAGTATTCAACTTGTATGTACATCTGCTCCAACCGTTGCTTCAGGTGACATTGGATTTAAAGTCGGAACAGCCACTGGTGGCGCACAATTAGTTGCTGCTGATACTGATGGACTTTTAGATGGTGGAACAACAATTGCTGAAGGTGCTCACTACACTTTTACGCTTTTAGATACTACAGTTGGTGCTTCACCTGCTGCGTCTCCAAGAGTGAATACTTCAATTAACTCTACAAGAGATATATTCTTACAGATCACTAATACTACAACTGCATCTGCTCAAGGATTATTTACTTGGGTAATTGCATATAAAATATACGGTTAATAAATTTATGGCTCTCTTCGGAGAGCCATTATTAAGGAGCATAAATGAGTTATAAAAGTGATATACAAGCTACTAGATCTACAGCGGCAGCGGGAGCTTCTGCAATCATTGCTCCTCCTGTAAGGTTAAGAGGAATTATTATTGCATCAGATGGTACAGGAGCAGGATTATTAGAGTTGACTACTACATCAAACACAGGAGACACTCTGTTTATTGGAGATGTGCCTAGTGGTGACGTAATTAACTTCTCTTTTCCAGAAGACGGTATAGTTTTTCCAAAAGGAATTTTTTGTAAAACTAAAACTAAAGTTACAGCTTATACTTTACTTACAGATAAATATTCAGGTAAAGGTTTAACTGTCTAGGAGTTTAATGAATAGAGTAGGCATACAATCAAAAGGTACAAGTCCAATCTTGTTAAAAGATGGTGGTATGCCTTCTCGAAGAAAAAGTGAAGGGAACTATCGTTCTACTAAATCTGGTGCGGGCATGACACAAAAAGGTGTCATGGCTTACAGAAGAAAAAATCCAGGTTCAAAATTAAAGACTGCAGTAACTGGAAAAGTTAAACCAGGATCAAAAGCTGCAAAAAGAAGAAAATCTTATTGTGCAAGATCTCTTGGACAATTAAAAAGAGCTAGTGCAAAAACTAGAAATGATCCTAATTCAAGAATTAGACAAGCGAGAAGGAGATGGAAATGTTAGATCAACTTAAAGAAATTTGGAGAAGAATTAATGCAAGAATAATAGCCACCCCTAATGAGATGCATGGGATTATTTTATTGTTGATTTTGATAACACTAATATTAAAATAATATATGAATGGCTTATCTAAATGCAAATATACCACCCATATATTGTAAAGTAAGAAAGGAGTACCTTTATGATCTTAAAGAACATCATGGAGAAAGTGAAGAATGCGTGGTCTTTGGTATCACATCCATTACAGGTCGTGCAATCTTATTTAATATCATGTTACCAAATGGTGCATGCTTTTGGCGTTTGCCTATCGCAGCGTTTTTCCAAAAATCGTATGATAGAGCCGATGTGCCGAATATGCAGACGCACGAATTGGAATTGTGGAACTGTTTCAGTTACTATCCTAGTGTCCATTGCTTTGATTGGTTGGATGGTCTAAAAGGTAAATTTCTAGGTCTAGATAAAAAATTCTATCATGGAGAATATTTATTTACGATTGATTGGGGTCACCCAGAAAACAATATTCTTAATACAGAACATTCTGAAATACCTCAAGAACATAAGTGTGCGCATATATTGGCTCTTGCTAACGGGAATTATGCAGCTCAGCCTAATAATCGTATTCTGTGGCACGTTAATAGTTATACTACTGATAACAGCTGGCCAGACTATAAAGTTCAAACCACCGTTTGGGATGCAGAAAATAATGACATGGTTACAGAGGATTCGGACAAGATGTTTTACGCAATGGAAGAAAAAGTAAAAGCAGAGGATGATACATACGAATGATAGATAAGTGGATATATGGGTTTTTTAGTGCTCTAGACAAAATTGGTCTAATGGTCGATAATCTTTGTCAACGTATGACTAGGATAAATATGAACTATTATTTTACAGGTTTACTAATTATAATGTTAGTCATTCTAGCTTTTTGTGGAGGGCCCAGTGTCTGATAAACCACTTCAAATCGGAGAAGAGGCAAAAGTTCAAATGCCTATGAAGACGGTTGCTAGTTTGATAATTATCGTAGCACTCGGCACCATGGGCTATTTTCAAATTATAGAACGTCTTAACGTTGC